TAATCCGCATCCGCTCCGTCGGGCTGCTCGCCCCGTCGGCGGTAGTGGAGAACACTAAGCGGCCCGGCATGTCGTTAGCGCCGGGGGTGCCGTCTACTTCAGCAGAAATTGCGGCACCACGTACAAATTCAGTTCCATCTGCGCCAGAAAACTCGATGTACCCCAGTCCGTCACCCGAAGCAACGGTAGTATTCGAGCCAATGGATGATCCTCCACTTCGTGCCAAGCGGATGCCGCCACCTATTCCTGCTCCAGCCGCTAGGTTCCTGGTAATACTGATTGAGCTTGTATCAAAAGTTGTACCTTCAACTTGCAGTTGAGATGTTTCAGTGCTGTTGTTGAAGTTTGCACGCGCAGTAGACGTGCCAACTAAAAGTTTTCCATCTTCTGTCAGCCTGCAACGTTCTGTATTATTAGAAATAAAAGCGAATGGGCTGTTTGCTACAGAGCCCAAATCAAGCGTGTTGTCCACACCTGGATTTCTGACTGAAAATCGTCCAACTGTGATAGTTGATTGTTTGAGCGCAATGCCGTGATTTGCTGCGCTGGTATTCAAAGTTAAAAGATTATCAGGCGAAGTAGTGCCCACCCCTACTCGGCCTGCGTTGGTAACTCTGACAAGTTCCGAACTACCATTTCGGACTACAAGGTCGTCAGCCAGTGCGCTTCTGCCAAGATAAAGATTGGAAAGGTAAGATCCTTGAAATGTTACGCCGTTAAGTAACGAGCCATCGCCGCCGTTGCTAGCAAAGAATCCAACGTTGTCTGCAACAGTTGTGGATGTTGAAAGAGCCTTGACTGTTCCAACAACGTCTAGCTTTTGTGCAGGGCTACTGGTCCCCAGACCAAGGCGGCCACTGGAGTCCAGGCGCATGCGTTCGCTTGGAGTAACAGCGTTGCCAGCCGTGCCAGATGCTGCAGAGTAGAAAATATGACTGCCATCGGTTTGGCGATAAAGCGTTGCAGTAGTACTGCTGACATACCGCCAGTCTGATGGCGAACCTCCGTAATAGAGATTCGACGCAAGCATTGAGTTGTCACCACCAGCAAGGCCAGCTAGCGACGTATTCCCAATTTGAAAGATACGATCAAACGTATTCCAAGACGAGGCACTACCTCCGACGCTTATACGACCGGAAGAATCGACAAACAACCGCCCAGTGCCATTAGTCGAGATGGCTACTTGGTCTGCACCGGGGGAGTACAGTCCAGAATTTGCGTCCCCGCTGAAAAATAGTCCTGGCGTGGAAGCGCTGCCTGTAATAATACCGAGCGCACCAGTCATCGTGTCGCCGGTGGTGTTCACGAACTCGCCGGCTTCACTGCGCCAAGCTGAGCCGTCCCAGATCTTGAAGACGTAGGTGCTGCCGCTGGTGTCGAGCCACTGCTCACCCACGGTGTTGCCTGTTTCGCCACCACTTGCCGGGCTGACGTTCGGTGCCGTGCTACCGACGTGCACCGGGCCAACCTTGACTAGCGCACCGGCCGAGTCCTTGAAGAACAGGCCAGGGCTGCTGGTGTTGGTGTTGATGGCAATCTGACCATCAGACATGGAACCAGGCAGCGGGCGCTTGTTTGCGGTGCTGCTACGCAGGTGCTGAAGAGTCATTCCTTAACGCCTACTGGCCGGAAGTTACCTTCTAACTGTAACGACTCTCCTTAATACGTCCCGTCGTTTAAGTCGCTAGTCAAAGCCACCGTGCCAGTGTTGTTCGGTAGTGTGATGGTTCGGTCAACTGTTGGATCGGTAACGGTCAGCGTAGTTTCAAAGTCGTTGGCAGTGGAGCCTTCAAAAATGATGGTGGTACCGGTTCCCATCGCTAGGTTGCCGGTCATGGTATCGCCGGATTTAGCGACTTTTTCGTTGTCTAGTTCGGCAATGGCGCCCTGAACGTTTGTGCTGGCGATGTTGCCAGTAGGCGTAAAGCCGACGTTTGAGGCGATTTGCGCCGTGATCGTTTCCGACGTTTCGATCAGGACATAGCTAGTGCCGTTTGACAGCAGAATGTCGGGCGGTTCCAGTGCAACAACTGGCGCTGGAGCCGTGCCAGTTCCGCTTTGGCTGACGACGACGTAATAACGGTTATTGTTTGTGGCTGCCGCAGGAAGGGCCGAACCTGAGGCAAAACCAGCTGCCGTGCCTTCAGCCGTTACTGAATCAAGCAGGTTGGTGTTTGCGTTATAAGTGCCAGCAAGGATAATCTCACCAGCGCTAATGCCAACAGGCTGATAAACGTTTCCGTCCCAAAGATATAGGTCGCGGGTTAGTGGATTAAAGAAGAACTGTCCAATGTGTTCGGCGGTCGGCTGTGATTCACCAAACAGTGAGACGGCATAGTCGGCAACTTTTGCGCCAGTGATCGCATTGTTGGCGATGCGTGCAGTGGCAAATTCACCGCTTGTGATCTTGCTGGCGTCAAGGCTTGGGATATCAGCGGCTTCAATTGCTGCGCCAGTTGTGACGTGACCTTGGGCGTCAATCGTCACCTTGGAATAGGTGCCCGCAGTCGCGGTATTGCTGTGGTTCAGCGTGCCACTGCTAACCGCAAGACCTGTGCCGGGTTGGATGATGCCTTTGGTGCTGCCAGTGGCATCCGGTAAATCTCCGGGAACCAGTGCGCGGAAGGCGGGTGTTGTAGATGCACCGCTTGTAGGACCAGCCCAAACCGTGTTGGCGGACTGGGTGTTAAGCGTTACGTCAACAGCAGCAGTGAAATTATCTGGATACGTAACAGCAAATGCGAGCGGAGTTGATTCCGTGATCGTGATCTCGTTCAGCGCGGATTGCCGCTGCCAAGTGCTACCGGTCCAGGCGTATCCGTAACCAGTTGCGGTGTTCAGCCACTGCTGACCAGTAAATGCACCAGAGCCGCTTGGAGTGACGTTGCTGACAATGGTGGCGCTGTCGTCCGCAAGTTTGCCGGCAGTTACAGCGTCATCAACGATCTTGGCTGTGGTTACAGCGTTACTGGCCAGCTTTGCCTCAGTTACAGCAGCACTAGCGATGGTTGCCGCAAATGAGCCAGTGCCCGAGCCGGTAACGTCACCGGTCAGTGTGATCGTTTGGTCGCCGGTGTTTGTACCAGAGCTGGTGCCGCTGAACGTGCCAGAGAAGGTCCCAGATTGCGTGGCAAGCGTGCCAAGGCCGAGGGTGGCGCGTTGTGCTGCAGCATCAGCATCGTCAAGCAGTGCCCGACCTGCTGCGGTGCAGGTGATTTCCTCTACGTCACCGGACCCCGAGCTACTGCGGCCCAGCAGTTTGTCTGTGGCCGAAACGTCTTGGATCTTGGCGTAGGTAATAGCACCGTTCGCTAGTGCTGCCGTGCCGAGGCTGTCGCACTTTGCAGTTGTGACTGCGCCGTCAAGGATTTTTGCTGTGGTTACAGCGTCATTGGCAATGGTGGCGTTGACGTTCGCAAAGGCTCCACCACTAAAAACTTGGAGTGCTCCGGTGCTGCTGTTGTAGTAGCCGCGACCCTCAAAGTTGTCGGAGCTAGGGGCAGTCGTATCAACGGCAATGCTGGAATCAGCCGCGAGCTTGGCAGCAGTGACAGCACCGGTGGCCAGTGCGGTAGTGCCGATCTTGGTAGTGCTGGACTGATCCAGCTTGGACAGATCAATGCTGCTGGCATCTACAAGATCCAGGCCGGCATCAACAAGATCCTTAACCGTGATCTTTTTGGTTTGACTAGCCGATACGTCAGCAACAGGCAGTACGTCGGTAGCCGCCGCAGACGCAGCCGATAGGGCAGGTAACTGCGTAATGCGTTGGTCGGACAAGGTAAAGCCTCCGGTGCCTGCGGCCGTAAAATCAGTTTAGTCAGTAGCTTCCTGAAGAAGAAAGGCGAGCGACTGCTCCAGTTGGATACGGTCGTCGTCTTCCTTGAGGATGTAATCAGCCGGTCTGCCGACAAGCAACCGGATTTCGCCGGTAGTCACAAAGTCAATCGCACACTGGATCGTGTCAGTTGTGTTGACTGTGACGCCAGCCCGAGTCACCATCGCGGTGGTCTGATAAAAAATCGTCTGCGTCTCAGGCGTAATTTCCGCGTCTGTCAGGTAAAAGGCGCAATCAAACGCACTACCAATATCGAGACGCTGGATCAACTGGAGCATTAACAGTGGCGATTCTTTTGAGCCGTCACTGGTGTAATCAAAAAGGCAGTCAATCGTACCAGAGCCGCTGATAAGCCCTGCGGCATACTGGTTACGGAATTTATCGCTCAGACTCGTTACATCCAGTGCTTCGCGGTCTGTATTCAACTGATAATTGATTACATTTCCGAGTGTGTTGTATACAACATCTCGAATGGTATAGCCGATTGGGATAGATACGCCAGAAAAGGCGTAGACGGTAAGCTCGGCAGATCTATTGTTGTTTACGGCGTCGGAAAATAGATGGAAGAACCTAAGACCACCAGCACCATTGACGTTTACAAATACGGATATGGAGCTTTCAACAACGCCGGAATCCCATGCGGAAGGATCAAAGCAAATCAGTCCACGAGGATCTACGGTTGAAATATCCAGGCGGTCTCCGGTAAGGATGTTGTCGAGCGATGTATCGAGACCAATGCGATTTAGCGTTGTTGATATATCAGCAGGATCAATGCTGTCAGATAGCTGTGTAGACGTAGCCCCTGCATTGCGCCGCAGCTTTACGGTGCCGTGAACACCAAGAAAAACCGTCATGCGATTACGCCTCCTGCAATGAAGTCGCCATCAACCGTAAATTGGATTGGCACGGAAGTCAGTTCGCCCGTAGAAACCGCCACCTGCGCAGAAGTGATGTAGGCGTAAAACTGGATGTTGTCGTTGGCATTGCTGCCGACGCGCAGTTCCATCAGTACACGGTCAGATTCGGCAATCGCTCCAACCTTCTGAATTTTGCCCAGCAGTGCTGTGAACTGGCTGTAGCTGGCAGACTCACCAGTTTCAAGCCTGTAGTACACCAGTGTGG